CCCCCCTCCGTAACCACAACCTTAGGAAAACTTATGAAATACTACAGCACGTCTTCTGCTCATATGACGCTCCTCCGTAAGGAGGGCTTTCTTATGAGTGATCGCACGGCTCGCCGCGTCGCTAAGAAATTAGCGGTTGTGCTCGAGCTTAGTGTGGATCTTCAGATACAGGTTGAGCATATATTGAGCCTTGGCATGGGTTACAATCGCGACGTTGGGTTAACACCCGCGGAGTTGACTGTAATCAATGACCTTATGGCTTGGTATAGCTTTGACGAAACAAGCGATGGAGTGAGCCCTTATAGGGCTTGCTTCGTAGCTTGTAACCTGAACCGTGGTTTTTCACTGGTAATTTCCGAAAGGAAAGCCTATGGAATTCCGGTATCACTCTCTACCCTCTGGAAACAGAGTGGTGGAGATGTGACCGGGTTCCTAAAGGCCGTGGACACGGAGGAAGGACCCATCTGCAGTTGACATTGATTCGTTATCAATGCGCCAACTGCCACCCACAGGAGTAAACCCATGGTGTCGAACCGCGAAATACCGCTGCCCAAGAGGGCATACGACCCGTCCCCTTATCCAAGGGTACGAGTTGACTATGCGATCGTAAAAACCGTAGAAAATCAGACTAGGACCTATGCGTCCTGTCCCTGGAATGGGGCATGGACCGTAACTGGACCGATGCCTGGTTTGCTAAATGGTTCTATGCGTAGCATGACGGATTTCGTTGTACCGCGCTTCAAGAGTCGACAAGCTGCTGGAGAGAAATTCTTCAACAACATGTGGAAAGAAGAAGTAACGGTTAGTTCGGCTGGTTCTGGAAGGCAAACGACGGCTGTCGCAAATGCTTGTAATACCGTTGGGCTTCATGCTCAATGGCGTGACAATCAAAGCGGCATATTGGGAATAATCCCAACAATCGCCCCGGATTCCCACGGGAATCGCTTGCCAGTAATCAGCACGGCTATTTCGGACGCAGAGGTCTCTCGCGTCCAAAGGCTGATATCTACGGAAACCTTGTCAAAGCGAGGCACTGCTGACTCAGATCTCTGGGAAAGTGTTGCCGAGTATAGACAGGTGATAGAAATGTTACAAAACCCTATCGAGAAACTTAAAGCCCTTTCCAAAAGGATGCTCCAAAGTGCCGAGAAAGGTATTGCCGGACGTCGCCTCATGAAAGAGGTTTCGGACGGATATCTCATGTATCGTTACGGCGTAACGCCGTTGATGAGAGATATAAAGAACATCATATCTAGCCTAAACAAGACAGGCGGCAAGAAGGAAGTTACTTCTAGAGCTAAGGAACAACTTACTGTTCATTCCTTAGTAAATGGGATACTCAACGATGGTGTCGGGAATGTCTCCTGGTCTAACCAGGTCGATGACTCGATCACTGTCCGCGGGATGTCCCTTGACGAGGGTCATGTTAGCTACGCTAACAACCTCGGCTTCTCTACAAAAGGCCTTCTAATGTTACCATTAGAACTCACCTCGTACTCCTTCGTCGCCGATTGGTTCGTCAACTTGAGCAGTTATGTTCAAGCCACACTTCCAGTCTTCGGGTGGAACTCGCTCGGCAGCTGTTTGGTTACGACTAGAGTCACTGCGAATGCTTATCGCATAACCAGTGATATCGCGTCGAACCCAGCTGTATACACCATTACCTCGCCCATGACTGGGACCGTAGGAGTAGTGCGTGTCACGACAACGCGTAGCCCGCTATTGCCAGCATCTTTTGAAATGAAGTCGGACTTTCGGTTCGACGGATTTACTAGAGTTGCTGATTCAGTAGCGTTAGTTGCGGGTCGATTTGTTAAGCTGTCGAACCTTATTGGGTTCAGGCCTAACAACAGTGCCTTCCATGAAAAGAGGGCATATCGTCGTTGGGAGGATTCTCTCAACAACTCTCGTCAATTTACCTGAAAGGTGTCTTAATGACCCTAACCATCAATGCCAAAGCTTTCACTGCCGACTCGTTCCAGAAGGATTCTGTAGGCTACACTGGCCCGGCTCACACGTTGTCTCTTAAAGACTACGTGCGCCTGCTTCGTGCGCCCGCGAAACCGACTGCAACCTTGAGCGGCGTTAGCCGAACAGATGCGAAACTGACCCGTACGCTTGCGCTTACGGGTGCCCTCACACCGACTCACGATGCCATTTTGGACATCAATACGTCGATCCCTGTGGGCGCTGCTTCTGCTGACATCGATGCCATCCTGAATGACATGGGCGCGTACTTGGCTTCTGCCGCGTACAAGACGTTTGTCAAGAGTCAGCTCATCAATTACTAGCCTAGGTCAATAATGACCAAAGACCAGAAACCTGATGGACCAAACTCCACGACATTTGTTCTTGCCCTGACTGCCATGCTAATGGTGGTCGTTGTTATTCTTGCTCTCCTGTCATTTATGAAGGAGACGAAAACCGAGGAAAATCGCAATGGATTCCAAGGCGCATCGCCAATTACAGAAACTTCGTCTAACGACGGAGAGACTGTCTCGCAACGGATTCGATCTTTACGGTCGATTCTTGGCGCGATTGTTGGATAGCCAACGCAGTCATGAATTTCTGCGACCACTTTCCGACGCCGTAAGGCAAAAGAAGTGGCCAGAGGTTTATGCTTGCGCTGATTATTTGTCATCACAGCAGTATGTGACCGCGACTGAGCATTATGTCGCGAATCAGTTCGCTTTACTCATCAAAAAGTACCCCTGGGAGTCCAAGCTTGTTAAGCTGGACCCGGAACGAACTGCGGTAGAATCCTTTTTCAAAGCCGAAAGGCGTTGCGCTAGGATTAACCGTAAATTCGATCTTCTCGCTATCGATCCCGCGAGGGATGCATTTAGAAAGGAAGGGAAAATCGCGATGGCCTGGATACGTTCCGTAATTGGAACGACTCCGAGCTATCGTGACGTCTTTAGAGAGTGCGATTTCGGCAAAGGTGCCTCAGTTGGTGTTCACGGCGATGCCACCCACGTAATTCGGAAGCTTTCCGAAGAACAAAAGTGGACCGTAACACCCGGCGCCATCCACCACGCGTTCGGCGGAATACTCAACAATCATCATTATCTCGAGACTTTATTGTCCTCGAGGTTGTATAATGATGGTCAGAGAGTGTCTTGCCTCGATTACGATGCGGCCTTTAAAAGCTACATTGCTCGATTAAACGTGGTGAACAGCAATAAACTTGGCTTCGCGTTGAAAACTGCTAAGACCCATCGGTCGATTGCAGTCGAGCCCCTGCTCAATGGGTTTGTTCAGAAAGGTATCGATCAGGTTTTGCGTAAGAAATTGCGTAGAGCCGGTCTTGATCTCTCTGACCAGACGCTGAATCAAAGACTTGCCCGTGAGGGCTCAATCGATGATTCGCAGGCTGGGTATGTGACCATAGATTTGCGCGGTGCTAGCAATAGTAACGCTATATCTCCGGTTAAATATCTGTATCCCCCAGACTGGTTTACCCTCTTTCAGAGGACACGCAGTCACTACCTCTCATGGAAAGGCGTTGAACAACGCTATAACATGCTCTGTAGTATGGGGAATGGGTTCTGCTTCCCTGTCGAAACAATTACATTCGCGGCTATATGTTTCGCTTGCGGTTGTGGCGATCCTGGCGTAGACTTTTCGGTCTACGGGGATGACATAATCGTGCGTAAGGCATACGGACCCCGTGTTTTAGCTATGCTAAAGCACTATGGTTTTGATACGAATGTGGATAAGACCTTTTTAGAAGGTCCATTCCGGGAGAGTTGCGGCACGGATTGGTTCAACGGCGAGGACGTTCGTCCCTTCACCCTTGATTTTGCATTCGATAAAATCGAATGCTTCTACAAGTACCTTAACCTAACTCAGCGTAGCGAAAGAACTTCACAGTTCTTCGCCCCGGTACGAGAGCTTATTACTAGCTCTCTACCGATCGAGTACCGGTTTTACAGACCCCTTATGGGGAATGTGGAAACTGGTATCGATTCGTTAGGCGATGAGCACTTGTCTAGCCCACATTGCAAATTCCGAAAGGAAGATGCAACATGGACATGGCAGGAGCTTATCCAAACACCAATATCCGATGATTACCGGATCTCTCGGTGGGGACGTGAGCCTTGGCTCATGGGTGTAGCTCTGAGAGGTGCCAAATCAACGCCTTACGGCGTGAACTGCGGCCTTCCAGATGTCGTCTTCCGGCGTAAAACCCGGGCGAAGGTAACTCGTGAGAGTTACGCGTCAACCAGCAATTGGTTGCCGCCGTCCTGTCTCATTGATCAGGACTCTTACGATTGACATAGGCGAAAGCCCTGTCAAGTAGTAAGTTCGGGGGTATTAACTACCTTAAACGGGGAAAGCTGCAGAGCATTCTCCACC